AGCCGTTGCGATGGTGGCAAGCTTGGTGTCAACGATGCCCGCCGATGCGTTGATGTCTGCGTTAACGATCACACCGGCAGCAATCGCAGTCACACCCGTGCTGCTTATCGTTACATCACCTGTGACTGCCGTGCTGGTCGCTACGTTAGCCGCGCTGCCAAGTACGATGTTCCCGCTGGTCAGCGTAGCCAGCTTGCTGTAGGCGATTGCCGCCGCCGCTGCAATGTCTGCATTGACGATCGGGTAGGTGCCGCCGATCGCGTACACCAGGCTGGTCCAGGCGGTGGACCCGGTGCCGACCTTCCATTTCTTCGTATCGGACTCGATGCCGATCTCACCCGCCAGCAGCGTTGGGTTCTGAGCTGTCCAGTTTGCAGCGGTGTCGTACCGCTGCTTCATCAATGCCGATAGGTTGATGCTCATGATGCTCCTGAGGGGCTGATGGTGTAGTCACGCGCAGGCGATGCCGCTGCTGCGCCAGCATCTAATAGGTACAGTCTATCAGGGCTGGCTGCTGCTAGGCCAGCGTCAAATACTAAGTCGCCCGTATTGATCGGAACGGATTCCAAGTCAACGTTAACCGTAAAGCGATCAAACGAAACATCTGTTATTGTTACCTCAGATGAATATTTCCAAGCAGAATCACTTAGCAGTGGCACTGGTGGTGTTACAAAATCACCCCATACCTCAGCCGATAGGAAGAAGATCTCAAACGTACCATTTTGGCCGATATAATGATCTTTGATTAAATCCATATTAGCTTCCGTCAAGTATTCATATGTCAGGCTTAACGTCTGCGCAATACGGCGATTGCCGCGCCTAAATGCAGTTGCCCTACCGCTCAGGCTGGTTACAATTACAGCCGGTAAGCTGCCGGGAACATAAAGCCTAGAATTTGGTGCAATTGATGGAAAGGTTGCCATGGTTAAACGATCACACTTTCTAAGTTTATTTGTATGCTAAACCGATTTACCCCTACTGGCGCAATGGTAAATGACCCAGCATAACGCCATTCGTAATCAACGCTACTGATTGGTCGGGTAGTATAGCCACCCCATACTATAGCTGGCAACGTAAATGGTATGATGCTACCTTCCTGCCCATCGTAGTGATCGTATATCGAATATAATTCAGATTCTGTTATTGCATTAAATGACATTGATAACTTTTGCTGTACGCGTTTTGTACCTTGCAGAAATCTTACATTAGCTCCGCTAGGGGCAGCGTACTCTAACTGCGGTGCATTACCTAGGCTTATGGACCTAGTATTTGGCTTTATCGAAGGAAATTCAGCCATCAGATTATGCGGAAAGAATCATTGACCATTGAGTCAATAATCGATGAAACATCACCAGCAGTGACGGGGAAATGCTCAGCCTCTATTGTACTGCGTCCTTCTGCATTGAAAGTAATGCTGCTGATTTGATACCATTCAATTTCAGACCGGTCATCACCGGCTGATGAAATACGCTGCCGATCAACTTTAATAATATCAGTTGGTATAAGCCCTGTAACAATCAATGCAGTTTCAAAACTGATTGTATGTGTTGACTTTCTGCGCTTTGCCAACTCATATCCTGCATATGTAGTAGCGTGGTTTTGGGATGTGCAGAAATCAGTCATATCAAACTGCTCAACCGGTGCATCTAATGCGGTAGTGTCATAAGATACTTGTATGGTGCGCTGAATGCCAATTTCGCTAGGGTTTGCTTCGCGGTAAAGCATCACTGCAATAAAATCTTGGCGGTCTGTTATAGGGTAAAATGACTTATTGAAACTGCCTGGTAGTATTTCATCTTCAGTAAATGTTGCGGCTGGCGTCAATGCTGTTTCATCTAGCTCATTGCCATCTAATGGCAGCAACGGTTCAAAGCGATATTGGCCACCAACTGATAAAAACGAAAGCAAGAAATATGATGCTAATTGAGATAGTAGATCAATGATATTAACAGAATCCTCCAACACGCCATTAAAGAAGAACTGATATTGATTGCAAAATGCAACAATGCTGGCAAAGTTACCAATATAGATTGGTGATGCAATATCTGCCGTATCAGCACCATCAGCACGCTTGTATATTGTAAACAAGTACATCGCCAGGTCAACAAATTGATTGCTGGCACCGCGTGGATAAACACCACCAACTAAACCGCCGCTGTAAAGGTCAACTTTAATGCCTTGCTCGTAGTAGATAAAAAGCTGTTTAGTTGTTGTAGGATATGATCCTTCAGACGGTGGCTCATAAATGTCGCCCTCAACCCGCAGGAATGTAATGTCTGCATATGCCGAGTTATCGGCGCCTGGTGTCAGTGGTAGGTAAAGATTACCGCTAGTAGTAAGTGATGTGCCAGCCGTATAAGTGAAACTATTTGCATTGGGTACTGTCGCAACGGTGTAAGTACCTTCAACGCCGTTGCCACTAGTGATTTCAACGTAAACAGTATTAGTTACAATTAGCCCGTGTGCTGTAGCTGTAACTGTTACGGTTGTTCCAGATTGTGAATATGTACCAGTTAAGAAATTATAAGGGCTTTCAATGTTTTCTTGTTGCACACCGTATAGCGTGCCGGTGCTTGCGGGCAATGCTGGATTGAACTGAGTATTTACTGCTGTAATCGTGAATTGTATTACCAGCCTTGCGCCTGCTGGTATGCCTAGAAATCCAGGGCCTAATGGTGCTTGCGTTCCAAAGTCATCAATTGTTCCTACGGTAAAACCACCGCCAGTTGCTGGATTGTAATTTATTATTGCCACATCTGTGGGGTCCAATCCTAGATAAGCCAAATATGCCGATGTGATATCTGCGCCATTATCTGAATTAAAAGCATACATATCATTAAAGGTAAGTTCAATGACTGTATTGCTTGTACTCCCTATTCCTCTAGTAATAAACCTAGTAGTATAGTAATTGGATGGATTATAGGAATAAGTATAAACGGCTCCAACTTCTGCTTTCTGTAATTGCGATAAATACGAATACGTTTCAACGCCACAGAATAATGTGCCACCACCAATAGGGCAGGTATCAGGTGCTGCTGCAATTTCAGCAGCAGTAGCATAATCATGCTGCAATGTAATTGCCTGATCGTCAATAAATGCTAATGATCGCGGCCCAGCCCATGCGCGATATTTTACGGGAGTGCTAACAATTTCCCCTTGGCTGATTGCATACAAAAAGCTACCAACGAATAATTTAGTGCCAGCTTTCACAAGTGACGGCTGCACCCATACGCCGCCGATGTTACTAACGCGCTTGCCAAATACAATTGGTATTGTTTCACCTGGTGTTGCAAGCTGCTGCTTTTTATCAATATCAGCCGATGGCTTCTTACCAGTCAGCAGTGAATCATCAAGTTTTCTTGCGGCACGGGCAGGCGGTGCCTTAGGTTGCGGCGCGGCTTTGAATGTTTGTGATTGTCCCCTTGAGCTGTATTGTACCCTAGCTTCAAATGCTGCTTTGCGTGCCTGGTATTCTATATACGCAATTTGATACCTTACAAAACTTACTGCTGTTCCACCTTTGCCAAAATAAAAGTCACTTTTTAATGATAGCGCTGTTTGCCGTATTTTTTCTGCAATATAATTACTTTCAGGAGGCTGGTACTCAAAAAGATCGCTATCTGGTGCAGAATAAGTAGGCTTTTTCATTGTCCTATAAACCTCCCGATTAGGTTTGATGCAATCTTACGGCTTGGCACTTGCCCTTTTTGTTTATCAATTGACGGGTTAATTGTCCAGCTTATTGCTATGTCGTCTATTCCGGCAACTTCAATACTGCCGATATATCGACTAATCACCTCAGCACTAGCGGGATCAATTGAATCAAACCCAACATCTTGGATCACAAGCGATGCAATTACAAGCGTATCACCGTTTATCGCCTGTTCGGTTAGATCAACGATATAACCAATAGCAGCGGCATCAACTTGGAAATCATTAACTGACTCAGCAGTTGTAGATCCAAATCCATCTGCATTAAATGCCAGAAATGGGTAAGTCCCATCAATGTCGGTATCAATCACCAGCGTTTGCGGCACTTGATAAAAATTTTGCCATTTCGCTGTAGGTGATCGCTTGCCTGTTATCGGATCGCGCACGTTAGTGCGGTCTGCGTAGTATTCCAAAAAGCACATAATGTCGTAATTCATGAAATACCTGCCGCTCTCCGAGCGCTGCTATCATTGCGGATCATGTTAAACGTTTGCCGTACACCTGATTGTACAGCACGCGCCATGTCTTGTGTTGTAACGTAGTTTGCGCCATCCATTTGCGTTACAGGCCCTGTTTGGATATTGATCGCAGGTGCCCTGCTGCCACCGCCACTGCTGTTGCTAGGTGCGGATAGGTAGCTAGCCGCTGATGATGCAGTTTTAGATTGCGGTGCAAATTTAGATTGCACTGCTGAATTACCACGCATACCGGACAGGTAATTACTAGCAAAATTTGCTGCTTTGCGTGCTGGCACGACATACTCAGGGCCCTTTTCACCGATTATTGCATTAGTTGCTTTTGAAACAAAACCGCCTTTAGCGTAATATGCAACAATTCTAGATGGTTCTGGATTGGCCGCTGCATTCATAGCTGCTTGAGCCATGCTTGCTGCGCTATTGGAAGTATTAATATCATAAAATCCGCCATTGCTATATGTAGCAGATTTGGATGTAGCGGTGCTGGTTGAAGATACTGGTACATTTTGCATTTGATTCTGATAGGCCAATGCTCGTTGCATAGCGCTAGCTGCATTATTTGCATTTACTGCGACGTTGCCCATTGCACCAGATAACGCTTGCGCTTGGCCAACACCAGACGCAAGACCATTGGATAGGCTTACTGCATTTCGCTGCGACATGCCGATATTGTCACTTGTTAGCTTGCTTTCAAGTGTCATCTTCGCTTGTACTGTTTTGGTGTCATACACTGCCCTAGCCGTTTGTTCTTGATATGTTGCGGTTTGTTTTGTTAAATCTAAATTTTGCTGCGCCAACTTAATTGCTTCGCGTTGGCTGGCCAACGCTTCATTCATTTTTGCAATAATTTTGTCTTCATTTTTTGAATCTTTAAGCGCTTGTAATTTGCCTTCTGCATCAATTTCTTGGTATTTGAGTTTTAAGATGCCAATAGCAAGCTCTTGTTTTTGCTGATCCAGTTTAATGGCTTCTAGCGCCATGTTATATTCAATTTGCGCAGCTTGCATCTGCTGCTGGAACATTTTAACGGCAATATCAGCACGCTGCTGCGCTGTAGTTGCTAGGCTCATCTCACGCTCTAGCTGTACGCCTTTGAGGTTATTTAATGCTTGCTCTGCGCCGTAACGTGCCTGCGTGATGGTATTACCGCGCTCCAATGCAGCAACCTGACTTTCAATTGCCATCCTGCCGGCTGTTGCTTGATCTTTTGCTGCTGATAATCCTGCCGCTAATTCTGCTGCTTCAGCAGCAGCCGCTGCAAGGTTGCCAGGCATTCCATGGCTTGCATTAGCTAGCTCAACTGCTTTTTTGGTGGCAGCATCTTGCTTGGCGGTGTATTTATCTACTTCAGCGCCCGCTTTTATAAAATAACCCGTTAACAGATTTCCTGTAGCCGTTGCTTTTTCTATAACCATACCTATGGCTTTAAACGCGGGTATAAATCTTTGCAGAACGTCTAAAATCGTAGGCAATTGCGCCAATCTATCAACAGCAAATCCAACTGTTGGGCCTATCAACTGAATGGCCGCTACGGTTAGGCGTATGCCAGTGATTAATGCACCCGTCCATGTTTTTGCAATCCCTGACACATCAAGTTTTTTTATTAGCGGTTCCAGCACAACACCCACTACGCCAAAAGCCATTGCCACTCTTGTTGAAGCTGGTAATACTGAAAGCAACTGCTCGTTGACATATTTAAGAAAATTAGCAGCTTTTTCTGCCGCCGTGCCAATTAATGACAATCCTACCGTGTAGACAGGTGTAGCCATATTGCCAAGTTGTACAGATGCCTCTTGCGTATTACGACTAAGTTCCTGCATTGCGATCTGCGCAGGTGTCATGTATTTGGTTAGGTCACCTGCGCTTTTTTGTGCTTCTTGTAATGCTCTGACGACAACCTCGCCAGATATTTTACCGTCTGCTGCCATGCCGCGTAATGCATTTTGGCTGACATTTAGCTCATTTGCTACTAGCCCTAGGATGCCCGGCATGGATTCTGCCATGCGGTTAAATTCATCACCACGCAGCACGCCAGATCCTAGGGCCTGCGCAAGTTGCGTAAATACTGAACTTGATTCAGTTGCTGTTAAACCTGCTTGTTTTGCAACAACATTAAACCCTTCATATACGCTATTAATTTCACTTAATCCAAAACCCAAAGGCCGCAATCTAGCGTAAACGTCACCAATAGCAGATGATGCTTCAGTTTGCGTTAGGCCAAACTTCTTCGATGCGCTTGTAGCTAGTGCCAACACTTGTGTCTGCTCACCGTAAGCACTGCTTAATGCCTTGATGCGTTGCTCTGCGCCAGCACGGTCAAATGCATCGCTGGTTACCTTTTGAAACGCTGCAACTGCTGTAGTTAAGGTAAGCAGCGGCCCCAACGCGCTTGCAAACGCTCCGCCAAGGCCGGCGCCAGCACCGGCTGATTTTGCTTTTACTTGGTCAAACGATCCATTAAGTTCTTTGACCTTTGCTTTTATTGCATCAAGAATTGCCTGCGCATTTTTTGCGTCAATGTTGATCGCAACATTAGCAACGACAGACACGGTGCAACCTCCCTATGGCAACAGTCTAGCGGCGCTTGCTGCTTTCTTCATGCTGGAGCATGTAGTAAGCATTCCAGATCATCAGCTCTTCTTCGGTCATGCGGTCGCATAATTCCATTAGCGTATAACCAAGATCCTGCGCTAGCCGCAACAGGAGCCTAAGCATATTATCACGCTTAAGCTCCGCTTTTAGTTTTTTGGGTCTGCTTCTTCTTCGTTGGTGAGTACAGCAAGGATTAATTTCTGTACATCCTCATCACGTACCTCATTCTTTAACTCCGCAATCTCACCAGATTGAAACAACCGCTGGCCGTTTTCATCTTGTGCCTTAAGAAGCATTACCTGCATAGCAAATGCCATTGCTTCATCGGTGCCGGCATTAGTGCGAGCCTTTTCACGATCCGCCATTGTAAGCGGTGCGCAGTAAAACTCAAACGTAGTACCATCAGTTAATTCAACTGATTTCTTGACCGGTACTAGATTGGCTGCTTTCTTGAGCCGATCAAGTGCGCGGATTGGGGAAGCCATTGGATTTCTGTAATCGCTTTTGTAGTATAGACCATAAAAAGGCCCCAGCGCAAGCCAGGGCCTTAATCAAATCAAGCCGATTTCGAGAAGTCGAAAGTAGGCGTACCAGCAGGCAGGAAGGCAACCTCTACCATTTGCGCGTCATCAGGGTTGATCGTAAGATTAGCGCTTGTCAGGATGACAGGCACCGTAAGCGAACGGCTAAGCGATTCACTGATTGCACCAGATACAAACACCTGGTCGATGTAGAGCTTAACGGTAGCGCCGGCCTGTTGACGTTGGATAACGTCTTGGATCATGCGGCTAGCGATGTTGGTGTCATCATCAGTGGTGTAAACACTGGCGGAACCTGAGCCATCAGCAAAGCCGGTGATGTAGGTCTTAAATGGTGCATACTGGCCGGGTGTTTGGCCGATGGTGGTAACGTCGATTTCATCGCGGGTGATCTCAAACGACCACTCACGAACGGAACCAACGGCTACAGGTGCTGTGTAAGTGATGCTGGCGAACAAGGCACCAAAGACGGAAGGTTGCGCTGTAGCGGTCAGCACACTGCCGCCAGCGGTGGCGCTAAGCGTCATGATGCCGGTAGTGGCGTCATAGGTCTTGACGAACTTAGCGCCAGCAGCGATCGCGTTGGTGGTGGTGGCTCCTGCGGGATAGGCAAGCGTTACGGGATCGTTTACTTGAAAGCCGAGGTAGGAGCCAACAGTGATGTTGGAACCAGAGG